AATGAATGGAACACAATTCAAGATAATGATGATTGAAGATGGTATTAGTGGTGTATTTAAGAATTTAGAATTTTGGTTAAGAGAGAGATTTTTAAGTTTAGATACATATGCAAATACTTTTAATAATAGTTGTAAACAAGATTAATTATTCTTATATTAAGTACTATGAGTGATACGTTTAATGTTTATGGATACAGCTTTCAAGTAAAATTGTTAGCAGCACTGTTTAAGAATAAAACTTTCTTACAACAGATATCTGATATATTAGAATCTACTTATTTTGAATCTGATTCAAATAAATGGGTTGCTAGTACTATTATCGATTACTTTAACGAATATAAATCTTCACCTACCCTTGAAGTAATGAAAGTTAGAGTCGATAGCGTAGACAATGAAGTGCTAAAAACAAGCATTGTTGATACCTTAAAAGAAGTAATGAAGCATGTTGATTGTGAAGACATGGAGTTCGTACAAAATGAAACTATTAAATTTTGTAAGAATCAAAAATTAAAAGGTGCTATTATGGAATCTGTTAACTTGTTACAGCAAGGTGATTATGATGGTATAAAACATAGAATCGACGATGCTATGAAAGCTGGAGCTGATAGAGACTTAGGTCATGAATATATGAGCATGATAGATGATAGATTTTCAGAAACAACACGTAAAACGGTACCTACAGGATGGGATGTGGTTGATGATCTTATGGATGGTGGATTAGGACCGGGTGAATTAGGAGTATTTGTAGCTCCTGCAGGTATCGGTAAATCATGGGCATTAGTAAATGCAGCTGCAAATGCTGTAAAAGCTGGCAAAACTGTTGTACAATATACTCTTGAATTAAGTGGTGCATATGTAGGGCTAAGGTTTGATTCTGTATTTACTGGTATAGCTGCTCAAAACTTAAAATATTACCAAGATGATATTAAAGAAAAAATACAAGAGATCAAAGGTGATTTAGTAATTAAATATTATCCTACAAAAACAGCTACCGTCAATACACTAAAAGCACATCTTGATAGGTGTACTATGATGGGAAAAAAGCCTGATTTATTAATAGTAGATTACGCTGATTTATTGCGTGGTGCTGGTAAAGAGATAAGACACGAACTTGGTAATATTTATGAAGATTTAAGAGGGTTAGCTGGTGAGTATGAAATACCTGTTTGGACAGCGTCACAAGCAAATAGATCAGCATTAGAAGATGATATTATCGGTGCCGAAAAGATTGCAGAATCATATAGTAAAATTATGACAGCTGATTTCGTACTATCTTTAAGTAGAAAGATAGAAGATAAGATTGCAGGTACAGGTAGATGGCATGTCATAAAAAATAGGTT